CTGGTCAACTCGACGCCTGACGCACCAGCCTGTGCTATCTGTGACCCGCGTTCGTTCTTGTACGCTGTTTTCATTTCGCGCACATCGTTGCGCGTCTGCTTTCCGATTAGATTGGACTGAGACTTCGCCGCCTCATTTGCGCCAATACCCTCCATGACCTGACCAGCACCAGCTATGATAGGAGCCACGTAACCCATAATTAAACCCTCGCGTACAAGTAGGCGTCTGAGCCGTTTGGATAGTAGTTGTGCATAAGCCCTTCTTTCTTGAAGCCAAGCATCTCTGCCCAACGACTGCCCTGTTTAAAGTTTGTTTCCACTGCCATCTCGACCCTCTGTAGTTTGCACTCATCAAGGAAGTGTTTGACGGCCTTATGAAAATGTATGAAGTCTGTACCTATTCTAGCAGAAATCATGGCCCAAGCGATACCTCGATGGATCTCTATCTGCCATACACCAGCGCAACCCAAGACGACGTTACGGTCGTCGAGGAGCGCGAAAGCTGGGCCTGATTCAACTATAGAGTTGTAGAAGTGTTCCTTGGTTATGTAGTCGAACGTCCACTTCTGACCTTCCTGAATCGGGAGGTTCATAATGTGCCACTCTTGTAAAGGTTCTACTCTCAATCTTGTGTACTCACGCTGGGCATAATAGCCTGTATTTGTACGGGGTACGGGCTATCGCTCTCGAAGTGCATGTAGCCCTCCCGCTCGTAGCCGCCGTTCCATCGAAGCGATACATCGCCCGTGAACAATGTGGGCGGTACGCCGATAACCGATGCGTTCGTGAATATCTCTTCGTCGAGGTCGCTTGTGTCAGGGCCGTACTTGAAGCCAAGCGTTTCTCTAAGGCGAACGATAACCTCTTCCATGCGCTTAATCTTGCCCTGCGCCGTGCCGTCTGCTGCTCCGGCTTCGAGTCTATGGGTGTCCAACGACCAAGTCGCTGGTAAGCCAATCTGCACCACGGCACCGTAGCGACCGCTATCGAGCGTGACGATACCGTCTGTTACCGTCTTGTTGCTGTGCGCTCTTCCATCGACATACACACCGACCGTCTCGCCCTCAAGATGGTTAAGGTCGTAGAACGTGTTGGTGCATACGCGGTAGCCGCCCGTGGTATTGGCGACGAACGTGCCGAAGTCCGTCGAGTCAACAGCGGTGTTGTCCAAGTAGTCAAGCGTAGCTGTGTCCGTGGTTGTCGACGCCACCTTGAAGTATCTGCCGTTGAGTTCGGTCATGCCGGACACGTTCTCGAAGATGATGATGTCGCCAGTAGACAGCGTATGGCTTGCCTTCGTGATGACCAGCGGGTCGGCCTTCGTGGCTGCCGTGATAACATTAAGCGTCGTCGAGTAGGAAACGCTGTCGTCGAAGTAGCAAGCATCACTGAGGGCCATGTCGTCCTCGTACCAGCGCGTCATCTGTTCCACGTGACTGCTGGTGGTTCCGTCAATTGTACGGCTCACGGCAAGCCACAGAACGTCGCGTGACCCGTCTGTACTCGGGATAACAGCAACAGAGTCCACACTGACGTCAGTGCCGCCAAGTACGTGTCGATGCCAAGCCACGACGTCGGCGTTCTTCTCGTAGGTCAGCGCAATCAAGCTGCCGTCTGTAAGCGCGACCCAAAGCGTGTTAAGCGGGTCTTGCTGATACGCCATGTTCTTGATGCCTGTGCGCGTCAGGTGTTCTGCAAGTTCTGTCATGTCGGGCGCGACATAGCCGTCGTACTGAATGTTGTAAGCCAACTCGTGAAGGCGACGACGCACCTTGTTCAGGAAGATAAGCGAGTTGTCCATCTGGAACGGCTTCAGCTTCGAGCAGCCCGTCGTCGAGATGACCTTGTACGACGCGTTCCCAGGGGTCATCGCGTCTGCATTCTGATTTGTCGTCAGCATGCCTACACGGTTCGTTGTTCCCACGGCAAGCCCGTTGCGTGTGGACTCAGACCACGTAATTGGAGAGCCGTCACCGCCACCAATAGAGATGCTGATAGCGTGGTTGTCGCGGACTTCGCCTTCCTGATTGAATGGCTGGAAGCTTATTCGTTCAGGTGAGAAGCGACCCGTAGCTGAGCCGTCCATACGACGCGGTTCATTGGCGTTACTTCCAAACCATACGCGCCCCTCGTGGATGCTGACCGTTGATGGGTAGCCCGTGGTCAGCGAGTACGCGCCCAAAGCCCAGTCCTCACCTTCTCCGTTATTTCCACCGAGCGTAGTGGATGATGGATCTCCCGCGTCGGGGTTCCCTGCACTAGAATACCATAAGGTACCGACTCGCTTTTTGTCTGAGTCGATAGTGAACTTAATATTGGTTGAGTCTGTGTAGTCGCTGATTCGACCCCAACGGTACCTAGCCTTAGCTGGTGTACCAGTATTCTCGAAGTAAATCTGCATCAGTCGTTGAGTACCAAATGAAGTGATTGTGCCGCCAGACGACCATGCGGTATAACCCGACGATACTAGGGCAGTCGAATCAGAAGTATCTGTGACGCTGGTTATCTCTTCGATAGCAAAGTCATTTGCGTTCACGGGCGAAGCAACAACAAAGGTTCTATCATTGAGTTCGGCAGTACCAGTTATACCCGTAATCGTTACAATATCGCCAGCAATAAACGGGTGTGATGTCGCGCCAATAACGGTTGTCGAACCAAGGGTTACGCCAGTCACTGAAGCGGTGAACACCGTATCTGTTCTAGAGAAGGTCGCCGTATCCATTCTCACGTCGAACACTCGACCAGCAGTATCCTCGACGAAGTCTGTAAGGTAGATTCCTGTCTCGTTATTGAAGTAAGGACCATTATCAAAGTCTATGGCCTCGACAGACCATGATGCGTCACCACTTCGCGTAAGAACTTGTGGAGGATAGTCGGGGTGCGCCAAGTACATGACGTCGTTGCTCTGTACGTACTCGATTCGGAACAGATCGTCAGCAGTAAACAGGTCGCCAGACGCATAAGGCAGTACGACATTATACGGGCGCGTGACTGTTCCGGCGGTTGCGCCCTCTGTGCTGAGCGTAGTTATGTCGTCGCCATTATAGTCCGTCAAGGTGAACGTGGTCGTCGACGTCTTTTCCTTTACCTTGTAATAGCCGTAGTTAAGTTCTGTTGCCGTCGTAATACCATCGAAGAACACGATGGCTCCAGCAAGGTATGAGCCAGCGGGAAGTGTTGCCGTAACAGTGACCTCGGCCACGCCACTACTTAACGATATGTCACTAATCGTCCTGGCTTGGTCTGCGTTAAGAACAAGCGCATCATCTTTGTACACGCGAAGGATAGAGCCATAGGACTCGTCGCCGCTGATCTCAAGCATGTAACTCTGCGTGTCGCTGTAGATGAACGGGATGAGTTCGGAGCGGGTCACAGCAGTAGAACGCTGCGACATGATATGTGTCGTGCCACCACGACGGACAAGGGGGCCATGCTTCAATGGCACGAGATTGACAGAGTCCTTGTACGAAGAGTCTCTGCGCGGTGCATTGATGTGACCATCCAGAAGCGGTGTCTGGATGCCCCCGTTGAACGAAGTTTGTATAGGCGAAGCCTTAGGCATGGCTAGATCCTCGCCTTAATCCACTCGTCCTCGACATAGTAATTGCCATTATCTTCCTGTCCATTGTATCGTTTCGCACGAGTCATCGTGGTTTCGTACTCGCGGAACAAATACTCCTTTTTGGTGTTGCTCTGCGTAATCTTTTCACAGGCGTCATACGCCAAGCGGAAAGCAAGTGCTTCGACGAACAACGGATCCATCCGGCTGACATCGGTTACACGCGAGACGTAGCGGATGCTGAGTGTACCGCCAGCCACGCCGTTCGTTGCGTCAGACAGAATGTTGCCGCCCTCAATGGTATAGTCCGACGAGCCGTCGGTTTCCATCATATACAAGAAGTCGGTCGGCAACGGGTATAGATACCCGAAGTCGCCCCATACCGGAGTGCCGCTCGATACCAGCTTCAACCGTTTCACAGCGAAGTTCCACGGGCACTCGCGCAGGATGCGGTCGCGTGTGTTATCGTAGATAGTATCCATCACACGAGCGCGTTCGTTGTTCTCGCTACGTGAAGAAATGACCCTGTCGCCGAGAAGCGTCAGAGCCTTATTGATAACATCTATTTCGGTTGTGATAAGAGACATTTAGCCCAACGGAAAGTTCATCTGCGAAATAGCGTCCTCAAGATCCTCGGCGAGTTGTAGGATCACATTCTTGTCGTAGGTATCGCTAATAAACTGACCCTCGAAGGTAACATCCTTACCGCTACCAGTCGTCAGGCTTCCACTTGCATAGCCGACTTCGCCAACAGTGTCGTCGATACCTACGTAATACCCTTTGCGAGTGTCTGTTCCACCACCGTTACGCAAAATACTCTGAGCAATGTTTTCCTTGATCTTGCGGAAGCTGTCGATTAGAAGTGCTTTCGTGGTTACGGTGGTTGTGTCCCATGTCACCGTACCCTCTTTATCATATCCGCTAGAATACGTCGGAGCGGCAGTTCCCGTAGTAGCCTCGCCAGCAGTCTCGCCACGATCCATCTGGATGTAGTGTGTCGCCATTACTTTCTCCTAGTGTGGAACTCCGATTCGGGCGGCGCGGGGAAAGGAAGAAACCCGCGCCGCCCTATCGGATGATGGGGGCTTAGCCGTTAATGAGGTATTCGACTTTGTAGGACAGCGTACCGCCCTGACCGCCGGAAGCTGCGTTCACATGCAGCACGAGGTCGAAGTTGCCGTAGGAAGGACGGGCCGAAAGTGCGCCGACTTCCCATGCAGGCTGACCAGCCGTGTTGATGTCGGCGGCCTCAAAGCGATACTCGGTAAACGCAACACCGCCGTCGACGTTGACAGCCGTAGCGAAGCAGTCGTCGTCCACAGCAGAAGCTGCAGCACCGTCCGTGAACCCTTCGTACAGGCCGAGGTCGATGGTGATAGAGGTCGTCGCCAGGTCGTCGCAAGCAATCTGCAAGCTGGTGATGATAGCATCTACCGGAATACGGCAGAGAACCACGGTGTCATCCGTAGCCAGTGCCGTGACTTCCATCGTGTCAGTTGCTACAACAAGCGTGGAACTACCGCCAGCATATCGTTCCGCGAGTCGCGGGGGCGTGGCTTCGTAGAGAGCCACATTGGTAAAATTCTGATTAGCCATTGGTTAGTTCTCCTATGCTTCCGAGCATTTGATTTCGACGACCTTCTCTTCTTCGAGACGGGTCGCACCGAAAACGGCATTTACGGTTACGTGGAACGGGTTGCCTGTGATGGTCGTGTTCTGCACAACATCAGTCGTGACATCGCGCCAGATACCAAGACCCATGCCGGACATACACCAGAACGGGTTGCGGCGATAAGAGTTGGAATCGACGTCAAGACGCTCGGTAAGGATGAAGTTGATACCGAACCACTCTTTCAGGCTCGTACCGCCACCCGAGAGAACCGCCTGGTCCTGATAGTCTTTGTTGACGATCTTGACCTGTTCAAGCAGGTTGCGTTCCTGAGCGGCAGAGATGGCGCAGTACATCTTGTTCATCGGGTCGTCGATGTCAACCTCGTTACCAAGGATGATTTCACGAGCCGCAAGCAGCTTGTCTACGTTCATGCCCGTAGCTGCGCCAGCACCTTCGGTCACAGCAACCACGTTGGTTCCCGTCGGGAAAGCTACGGAGTCGCCACCGCTACGACCGATAAGAGAGGTAGCAAAGAACTTCGATACAAGTTCATCGTCGATGGTTCGGTTAATTGCGAAGTTACCCTGACGCGTGTAAGGGCCGTTGAGTTCGATGTTCATCTTGAGTTTATCAAGATCCTCGACCATCGCGCCCCACTCGAACTTACGGGGGTGCGCCCAACGACGGTTGTGGGTCTGCTCGATGTTCACCTTGTCGGCGTAACGAGTCGTAACTTCCTGAGCCTCAGACGGTGCAATCGTTTCGAGGAAGGCAACACCTTCACCTTTGACGGACTGGACACTGACGGCGTTGCGGAAGCGGGAAGGCTGCTGTTGAGCCAAGAGGCGCAGAGAATCGGTATACGTCTCTACATATTGTTTGTAGGTTGAAGAATCAGCCATTGCTGAATACCTCCATTGTTAAGCCATAGTTAAATTGATCTAAGTTTTGGCTTATCCGCAGAGCGGGGCCGAGATTCTCGGTCTTTCCCGTAGCGTCAATGGGGGCGCATGACCTTTTCCATTCGTGGTAATTATACTACATCATCTCGTGCAAGTCAAGAAGTTAATTAGCTGGATCTGGATTGTTTAGTATCTAACAATCATATTCTTAACCAGCGTGGATAATGTCCATCAACTTCTTGTAGCGCGAGTACTCGGGGCCAGCCTGAATCTCCCACTGCTTGCGGACTGCTGGGTCGCTCTGCGCCCGTTGCAATAGCTGGTCTTTCTCGTACTTAGCCATCTCAGGCGTGGTGCCGAAGTCTGACTTGCTCTCGCCGTCGACAAAAGCCTTCTCGCCGATAGCATGGGCAATCTTATTGAACGCCTTCATCGCGCCGTCGTAGCCCATACCAGCAATGATAATCTCTTTGGCCTCGTCGGACAGGCCCAATTCACGGATGCCCTTCTCAGCAAGGAACACGGACTCGTCGTACTTCGGACCCCATTCGCGCTTGAGGTCCATCTCCTGCTTCTGTCGCTGCTCGGCGAGGCTTGCCTCGAAAGCAGAGCCGCCCTCAATCTCGTCCTTTACGAACTGACCAAACAGCTTCTTGAACGCGGAGTTCGAGATGCCGGCTTCGTGCGCCAACTGCTTGTACTTGGATACACGGTCGCTATCGATCTGGAAGTTCTCGGGAGCCTCGATCTCGTAGCCGTCAGGCGATTCGGGACGGCCCAAGCGGTTCCAGATGTCGCCCATGTTCTCGGGCAACTCTTCCTCGGGCAGCTTCAATAAACGCTTCTCGTCGACGCCCTTGAACTTCTCAAGGTTGCGGTACGACTCCAGCACCTTGACGGGGTCGTCGAACCCCTTGGTCTGGATATACCCGATAGTCTCATCAGGTAAGTCGCGCCCGTCGTACCACGCCTTTGTTGCCTCTGTTGATGTTTCTACTGCTTCGCTATGCTCGTCCATCATCTGTCTCCCATTCTTCTATGATTTTATCCATTGCGTCGATCTCGTTTTGAGGTCGATTCAGAAAAAAGTTAATGCGCCCAAGGACTTCAATGCGCCCAAGCGTCTTTATCATGTCGTGTTCGTCGCCGACAAACTTGGCTTGGTTCAGGCCACAGAAGTTGGCTAGGTCATCAAGGAACGGTTGTGTCTGGTCGGACGGTTTACCCTTCCAGCCGAACGCTTCGCGGTATACCTTGACGAGTTCACGGTTGCGCTTAATCCCATCGTAATCTTCCTTGGTCATTACATCTCACTCATCGTCTTTTCGGTTCGCGCCACATCAAGCCCTGCTTTCGCAACGCCAGGAGCCATCTGTGCCGCAGCCATCATCTGTTCTTGTTGTGCGCGTTGCTGGCGAATCATGGCAACATCCTCATCGCCGCGCATAATCTTCGCCGGAGTCCCATTGGCCTCGGAGATAACCATCGCGTAGGCGTCCATGTCGAAGCGGTCCATAATCGACGGGTCGAACTGTGCCGCAGCCGCGATAGTCTGGAACGTCTGCATGGCTCCAAGGGCTTCATCGGATTTCTGCGACGAAGCCAACGGAGAAGAGAACTCGATCTGGAATTCACCACCAGCCTCGATTAGTTCGCCAGGCATCTCGGGGAGCATACCGGGAATCGTGTTCAAGAGATTGATCTCGCGCTCTATCATTACGGAGTGCGACTCGGTTTCTTCCTGACCAGACATCGACGATAACAGACGTGCCTGTTCTTGGCTACGTGCTACAACCTCTGTAGCCGTGGCCTCGCGCTCCAAGCTGTTGATGAACAGATCCAGCATGAACCATTCGCGGATATTGTTCTGTTCAGCGACAAGGTTGACTTCTGAAATGTCGAACCGTGCGCCGTGGTTAAGTGGCTGGATGGTCGGGTTCCCGTTCGCATCAATACCGCCAACAATTGTGCGTCCAGGACGAATATCCACTGTATTGATAGAGCCGTCGTCGCGCATGAGAAGCGGTGGACGCACATTCATGTGCGCAGCTTCGATATGCGTTTTCTTCATCTGGTTCAGCATCTTCACATTGGGAAGCGTTGCCAT